CCATCAACAAGGAGGGAAGTTCCGCTTACGGAATTGCTCAACTGCTTGGAGAGAAAGATAACCGACCTGAATATCAGATCCTTAGAGGTCTTAAATACATATCTAAGCGATACCATACCCCCTGTAAAGCACATAAGTTCTTTTTACAAAACAGATATTACTGATGATCTGTGATGAGTGTGGTGATGATTTAGTGGCAGAGGGAGAGAGCAAGTGTCTTGAGTGTTTAGAGAATATGATAGTATCTAGTTCTTAGATCGGCTCTCTCCGATCTATCTAAAGAAAGCCTTGCTCACCCTTCCGAGTGAGGCTTTCTACTTTTTCCTAATCCAATACTGATCGTTGATAACTAATGTGTCTATCTCAGCCTTATGCTTCTCAGTAAATAAGAGTATGCCAGGGCGTGGTGTCTTAGATGGTGGAAGATTACGACCCCAAGTGTAATCATCAAATGCCATAATGCCACCAGACTTTAGTAAGCACCAGCTAAGTTCAGCATCTAGTAATACGCTAACAGTTGTGTGGTCTGCATCAATATAAATAAAATCAAATGCGTTCATAAAGTTATTGCGTTGTCTGATTAGATACTCAACAGTATCGCTAACTACAGAGACAACAGATAGGTCTTTGACCTTCTCCTTGTATGCCTTCTGGACATCGCTGAAGTCCATCTCGGCGTGGCTTTCCTCATCACTTCCACCCCAAGTATCAACATCAATTAGTATTGCACTCTTATCAGTTAAGATGTTATTGCATAACCATACACTGGCATCACCAGTAAATACACCTAGCTGTAAGAAGCGTAGGTTTTCTTTACCTGCATACTCAGCAAGGTAGGTAGCAAAATTATTCTGTGCAGTTTGTGCAAACCAATTTGGGTAGCTCATTTGTCTGTAGTATAAAAGCCATTACCTTTAAAAGCAATAGCAGGTGATGACCATAAGCGAGAGGTTATTTGCTGGCAACAGATAGGTGTATCTTCAACACCAAAGATAGGTCTTTCAATAGAGATCACACCACCACACACACTGCATTTGTATTCGTAGATCAAAACAATATCCCCTCTTCTAACTTTAGAAACCCTACAAGTTTAGTTCTATTAGTTCTATTAGTAAACTCTGTGGTCATAGGTAGCCACTTCTCCTGCCATCTAGGTTGAGCTATGGTCAGTAAGTTAAAGCCCCATATGCCTTCAGGTGTAGCGTTGATATACCAAGGGGTGAGTGATCTAATACCTGCCGCTAGTAGTAGCCCTTGATACTTACTCTCTTCTATAAGTAGATCAGGGTAGTGAGTCTTACGAGATTTTAATTCTATAAACATTTTATCTTTAAGTGATATGCAATCCCAGTTATCAAACTCTTCACTCTTCTCTAAGTCTGAGTAGTAGAACTCCTTGAGGTAGTCAAACAACTCAGGCTCTTTTAACTCCAAGGTGTTTGTCCACCCAACTTATCCTGCAATCTACGCAAGGCTGAGATACACCTGCGGTCAGCAGTAGATGTAGCACATTCTAAATATTGTGCTACCTGTTGTAATGTGTAGTTGTCGTGGTATCTCATCTGCAATATAGTCTTATCCTCTTGTACTAACTTGAGATAAGCCTTCTTAATATCTATAAGTATTGCTAATAGGTTGCCACCCTCTGCCGGTGTTGATTGCTTACGAGGTGTGCCATCGTTAATCATCTCTTGTGCTTGCTCAAGGACAGTGCCTTCTACAATAGATGCAATAACAAAGGGTATGAGCTGAGCAATAGTTGCAGTGTCGTAGAACGCCTCATCAGTTGTCTTGTATCCTGACTTACGAGCCTTCTCTTTACGAGCAAATCGTTCAGCCATACGTTGCATCTGATATGCAATACGCTTCTCATTGTGGATACGCTTGTTGAAATCAGGTTCATTAAGTAGATCAGTAAACTGTTTACCACGACCAATAGCCCACAGATAACACTCCTGCTTTATATCTTCTGGGTCAATCCAGTTCTTAAACTTTCTGGCTATTACATATGCTACTGATGGAACTAATTCATAAAGGGTTGGGTGTAGTTCTGGTTTCATTCACAGTCCAGAGCCTGAACTTCGGGCCACTTACCATCCAATACCATCATTGCAATAGCTGAGTAGTTAAGTAGATCTAAGAAACTATCCCGCAAAGATTCATTACTGGGTTCAGTTTTGTTGTCTACTAGATTATTTATACGAGCAATCTTGTCCCACATACGCACTCGCAGTCCGTTGATCGGACCGCCAGGTGATCTTGCAATATTTAATGGACCGTAGTCGTGATGCTTTGCAATAAGAACTGCACCTGCTGCATCCATAACCTTCCACATATCTGCGATGAACTCATCATCTACTCCCGCAGTGGAGGTGGTGCGATTTCTATTGTGTTCTTTTCTTGATTGATCTTGATGATACAAATCCCCGAGGCTGCCAACCATTCTGCTAGTACCATCAGCTCTGAGTTCTTCATACATTTGGTACTCCAATTGTCCGTTTTGTCTCTTCTATACCCTTTGCTAAGTATAAATCATTGAGGTCCATACCAGCAGGAAGCGACACGATAGTAGCGTTACCAATTTCTTGAGAGACCATCCTAGAAAACTCAGCTCCTGGATTAGTTCCATCATCTTTTAAATCATTATCACCAATAACATATACCCTGCCATAGCCTGTAAACATCCTTGTAAAGTGCGCCTTCCAAGCCTGTACACCAGGAACTCCTACTGCTGGTACACCCAGTACTGCAGAACAAATGATTGTATCTAGCTCACCCTCGCAAACTGCAATGTACTCACTACTTATAATGATATCGCTGACGTTATAAAGATGACCCTTCTGCCCAAGTGGTGCTCCATACTTTGGCTTACCTTCATCTAATCTTCTAAACTTAAACCCAACACAATGTCCCATTACCGTTAGGTAAGGTATAGATAGCCAGCCCTTGTAGTTCTCGTGTCCTGCTACTGGTGATGTGATGCTACCTAGTAGGTACTGGTCAGCTATCTCTTTAGAGATCCCACGATCTGCGAGAAACTTGACTCCTGCCTCGCTTAGATCCTTGTTGTACTGGACTGCCGCTTCTAGTGAGGATTTCAATTGCACGGGCGAGAGCATCTTTAAACTCCATATTCTCTTTGATACTAATAATGTTTACTGCATTGCCACCCTTACCGCAGGTATGACAGTAGTACAAGTTGTCCCTCGTATTTATTACTGCACTCCTTCTGCTGTCATCGTGTAGTACGCAACGAACAGATGAAGATCTACCTTCTCTTACCTCACCGCCATAGTGTGCAACGATTACTCCAATGGGTATTGTGTTCGCATCGGTTCTGCCAGTGCGAAGGCTAGGCTTCCTACTTCTGGACCAGTCTTGTGTTGGCATCCGCAATCCCCCTTGCACTTAGAATGATACCTATCAGCTAATTTAAAATGGCGTTTGACATTCTCTGTGCCACCTTTTATGCAGTGATTACATATCATTTGCACTCCGTACAATGATTGTTAGCTCTTAGGTTTGGTATTGTTACCGTGATTGTTCTACTGCAATGATAACAGGCAACTGTTGCCCACTTACTTGCAGTAAAATAAAAAGGATTACGAATCCTTAGTCTCATCCTTCTCTTCCTCCTTCGGTGGTTCAGGTTTAAGTATCTCAGTTGTTGTTATTACTCCATCAGGTGTTGGCATTTTTGTTACCGTTATCTTTCCCCATCTCTTATGAGATGGCATATAGGTTTTCTTACCTGCTCTTATTGGTCTTCGTTTCCAAGTTCCAATGCCGTCAAACAGATTAAGATTTGATTTTCTCATCTGTAATTCCTTTAGCGTATTCAATACCAGCTTTAAAGCCAGCATCATAACCCTCATCAAATGACAAGTTCTTTGCTTTCTCTACACCAGAACCTTGTAATCTCTTACGATTTTCTGGAAGTCCTATCTTAGTCTTTCTTAATGTTAATCCTACGTTTTCTGTCATTGCTTATCCTCTAGCCATTGTGTTAGGTCTTGGATTACCCAAGCCTTCTCTATTCCTGCGTTTCTTTTCTTGCATAGTACATAACTAAGAGGCTTACTAATACCACGATGCTTAGCGTAATTAGCAGCTTCCGCTTGTGCTTCATCCCAAAACTCCTTTAGATTCATCTTCTGTGTATTCTTTAATTCAAAGATGTAGGTATCACCGGCAACCATAACTACTAGATCACCCTCATCTTCTGCTCCCGATAAGCGCAAGCGTTCTGCTACTGCGCCCATCTTTCTAAACCACTTCATTACATCTGTCTCAAACTTAGCACCTTTAGCCTTATTATATTTAGCTGACACTTAGTGTGTCATCCCTTCTATACATCCTACCCATTGGATCTGCATCATTAATCTGACAGACTTTATAACTTACAAACAAACTTACAAAGTCAGAGCCATCTGCAGTGTGTGGTCCAAATCTATTTTTAACTGCAGCAACCATAAGTTTCTTCTCTACTGGGTCAAATAATAAAGTAAGTATTAGGGCAGGTAATTGAGATACCTTACCGTGAATAGCTCTACGAGCAGGTGGTCTATTATCTTTACCATACTCCGTCTGCTCGCTGACGTGATGCAGTACTAGCACACAGGCTTCAGTCTTACGAGCCATATCGTGGAACTCCACCATAATAGCTCTTAGTCCTGCCCACTCATTATCAGATTCAGCAACTACATTCATCAGGTTATCTACCACGATCAACTCTGGTGGAATACCATATAGCTCAACATAAGCCTTGATCTCTAACTCAATATCATCTAGTGATGGTGATGAGTCAAAGACAAACTGTATGTTCTCCATATCTGATAGATACTTATCGTAGTAATGACGGTTACTAAGTAAGTTACTTTCCACCAAGAGTTGTTCGTGTCCTGATAAGTGAGAGGCTGCTCTCATCATCACAGTTGCGGTGTCGGTATCTGCTGAAAAAAATAAGGTTGGAACATTTGCCTTAATTGCATAGATAAGAGCAAACATACTCTTACCAGCATTGGGTGCAGCAGCAACCATACATACCTGACCTCTACGGAATTTGATTTGCTTCTTAGCAAGATCAGCCCATACGTCAGGTAGTGGTGTTGCATTGGTATTGCTACCTCGCCACGCCCTATTTAAATTAAGCAACTAAATGATTCCTTACCCTTATATTTAGTTTTCTTCTAGTTCGCATACGCTCCCTCGGAGAGGTTGCGCCCCAAACTCCAAAGTATTCATAGGCCATAGCCCATTCTAAACACTCTGTTATGTGTGTACATTTCTTACAGATCTTCTTTGCAGATTCAGCTTGCGCCTGTTCTCCAGTGTCGGGAAAGAAAATTTCTGTACCCACTTCAGAACATAACGGGTTCTCAAATCTATAGGGAACCCGCATAGTTTACTTAACCCAAACGGTATCGCACTTGTCTGGCGCACCTTTAGGTGCAGCACACATCCAGCCTTTCCAAGGACCCTTCTGACCTACACCTGAGCGAAATGTCATTGCCCCGTGCTTGCAGTCAGGATTAGAGGTATCACTTACAACTGATGCGCCTAATGCTTTCTTTGCATAGGAGACTGCGCTACTACCTGCTGATGCTGATGCACCTAGTGCAGTAGCTGTTGTTGATATTAGTGTTGACAGATCAGATAGTGAAGTTAGAGATGCCTCTAATTCAGCCTGATTAGTTGCGTAAATATTTAATAGAGTTCCATCAGATAACTTATAGTTAACTTGGAACTTTGTACTTTCCGATGCAGCCATTACTTACCTCCAGTATGTTTGACAGTTAATCTTACTGATTCCTGTCCTTGTTTTTTTGGTACAAAACCGAGAAGTTTTTCAACCTCTTCGGCATCTACTTGACTACGACCTGCAGTAGTACTCCATACGATGGATACACCACTGTTTGTCTGCCCAGTAAATCCTTCTAGTGCAGTCCTAATGGACTCCTTCTCTTCAGTTAATTCTTTTATTTTACCGTCTATCTGTAAGTACTTCAAGGCTGAAGAATCCAATTCAGGATTATCTATATACACAACATCATCCTTGATAAGTCCTTTTTTTATTCCAGTACACCCCATCACACCTGACTCATCAAAGTACTTACAGTATGACTTACAATAGTTTTGATCTCGTTCCGGTGCTGGTGGCTCTGTGCTTTCCTTAATTGCAGATAGCCAGTTCAGAGCTTCCTCTGCCAACTTAGGATCATATGCTTCAGAGTGGACTTTGATATCTCGTTCATCACCATCACGGGCGATGGCTACTAGATTAACAGTTCTGGGTTTCCCCTTACCAGACTTGTCAAGCAAGTAACCATACACCTGCACTTGCCATCGCTGTTGTAGTGATGGAAAATAAGATAGGTTCTTAATCTTTACAGTCTTCCAATCTATAACATCACCAGTCTCAGGTATGTATAGATCTATGTGTGCTTTCATTCCGTTGTACTCAACTGGTGTCTCAACTAAATACTTCTTACCTTTTGGATCTAAAGTTGTAATAGCATCTTCAATGGCAGCGTGGATAGCTGTACCCATAATTGCTGCGAGTTTCATTTCATTATCATTGGTCTCAGGTTGATCGTTAAGACGATACCAAACCTTACGGCGACAACCACCCAACTCTGATGGACCTACCTGGGTCTGCTTAGACCTAGCCCTACCAGCATCCTTAGCTCGTAGTACCTCTAGTAATAATTCTTTTGGATCACTCATATTGAAGTCCATCCTATATACTTTGCATCAGGATTATCTAGCAACCATTGCTCTCTCATTTTATTCTGTTCCTCCCAGTTAATGTCGCTAGATTTACTAGCCTTACCCTTACTTGGCAAATTGTGTTTTGGTATTTGCTATACCACCACACCATACGTTGTATTGTATCGCTATATTGACAGCTTTCTTGGCAGCGCCCGATGCCTTAGCGTGTGTAGTAGTCTCACTACCTAGTGCTACTAGAGCACCCAGTGCTAAGCCACCACCTGAACCTATACCGTATAGACCTCTGTCATCTCGCATATAACCGTAGTCATCACTAATCTGATACAACATACCGTTAAAACAAACTAGAGCATCCCAACCTGAGTCATCATCATTCTTTGTTTTAGGCGCAGGGTCATACCCTGCTTCAGTTAAGGTTTGTTTAATGGAAGGAAGAATCCTAATCATCATAAAGCGATCAGGATCTTGAGTTTTAATTACCTTTGGTGGTTGCCAAAGGTTGTTGAGAATATCACCGGCAATTGCATCACCTGCTACTGCAACTAAGTACTCACCGATCTTAACTATTTTGTCGCATCCTTTAGCTACATAAGGTCTATCTGTATATGTAGTCATTGAGTCTGCTGCTAACACAGCCCAACCTTTACCTTGGATACCAACAATCGCCGTCACGATACTCTCCTTTATCTTAGGTAAAGAATAACACCACCCACTGACAAGTACTGGGATGTAAGTGCGACACGCCGTGAATGTTGATTTACTTTTTTACTAGGCGCAGTATGTGTACCATATGAGCCGAAGGCGAATTACGGTACGGGCAACGCTTTGTGCGTTGCGACAGTACAGTCTGTACGGTTCTGTATGTTCCGTCTACCAACCCTGCGAAGAAATAAGCAGAAGCTACCAGAGAATCTACCACCTAAATTTGGTAGCGATCTAAGATCCCTTGGTCCAATACACTCTTGCCCTTGTGGTTCTAAAATCTTTTCTATCCTTGCCACCTTTGATGAGTTTGAAATCTCTTGGTACTTACTAGATGCAACCTGCGCTAACTGTGGCAATCTTGTAGTAGTACCTTGTCCAGTAGATGACCCTAGTCGGGAGCGTTAAGGCATAAAAAAAGAAGCCACCCCGTTTAAAGGGTGGCTCCGTATAGCCTCGCAGTAAAGTTAATTACTCTGAGCCTAAACCGTAGGCTTTCTCAGTCTTGTCTGCCCATTTAGCGGCAGGACCGGCGATACTTCCAATTAGAATTGCTTGCTCAGGTGCAAGGTCTGCAGCTAACGCTAAGCCCATAGTTACTGCTGATGCTAGTACAGCCCGTAGATAAGACTTAAATGCAGCCTTAGCCTTTGGACTCTTTAACTTATTTAATAGATCTTTCATATACATCCTCTAAGGGCGAGCTACGCCCATTACTAGTGAGTATGGTCTTCTCCTAAGATATACACCATCCCCATTTGATTGGCTACCTTTAGCACCACTTGAGGTATTACCTTCAACTACTTGAAGATACTTCAAGGTGGTGTTGTTCCATTTGACTATTCCAACGTGGTCCGGTTCTGCATCGGAGTCAAACTGGAAGAACACTATATCACCTGCTTGGGCTTTTCCTACAGGTATCATCTTGTTCTTATCAGTAAACCATTTAAGTCCTGCAGAGCAGGAGGCGAAGCCTTTAGCGCCTTGTGCTGCTACCTTCTTTGCCTCACCTGCCTGGTCAAAACACCAGGATACAAACATTGCACACCAAGGGTTATTGTTTAACCCATACCACTTGCCATACTTAGTATTGTTACTACCCTCTTCGGTGTAGCCCATCTCAGCTTTGGCTATATTTAATGCACTCATTCATTCTCTTTCTTTGTTTCTATATCATAATGGAAAGCATTTGAGTCCTCAGTTACCCACTTCTTCTTATCCTCAACATCCCACTTGCGATCATTGATGATCCTGTGGATAAGTGGGTTACCGTATTTAGTTGTATAGGATGGCTCAAAAACAAATATTCTATTGTTAGGCTGGATGGCATAGTTGCCATCATCTCGCTCTATAACGTGACCGCACTTGTGTTCATCGGGGGTCTCTGAGTACCCATCATCTAGCCTATTAGTATCGGGGTTATGCCAGTCAAGGGTAAATAGATATTTACCGTTTACCTTGGATTTCTCTCTGTCTGTGTAGTGCATACTTAGATTAGCTAGGTTACCAAACTTAGTTACAGATATGAAGGGACTAAAAGAGTTCCACAATACTAGGTTATGCAGGTCTACCTCTGGTGTATTGGGTTCTTTACAGAAGGCGTTGATAGGCATACGCCACCAGATACCACCATCTTCCATCATAAAATGAAATAGTGGGCTTCTATTTTGTACGCTACTTACTCCAAAGATTACGCAAGGAAAGTACTTATCGTGGCTATCCTTTTGGTTACGCAAGAAGTTACCCCGCACATAGCAATCTATTGGAGGTATGTTTGCGTTTAACTCTGGCATTATCTCTTAATCAATTCCTTTACTAGGTCAGTCAACAACTCAACTTTTTCCTCTAGCAAATCAATCTTATCTTTTAAACTTGAGCCACCATTGGGGCGAAGTTCGTATAGATAATGTTTAACTAAATGTCTTACCCCAATTGCAACTGCGCCAACTAATGTGGTTACAGCTACCGCTAATCCTGCCCATTCACCTGGTGTCATATTCCTATATCAATCTAATAGTAGCGATTAACATTCCACCGTATCCGGAGAATCTTCTATCGCTTGGGGTTTTGTTTATAAAGTCAAGCTCTTCAATCAATCCTATAAAGGACTCACCAGTTCTAAAGTCTTCTACCCTGATGGTGTCGCCCACATTTTCTACCGCTTCTAGATGGCTAAGACGGTCATAGGCTGAGCCTTCATAGCCCACCTCTACACCCATATTATCGCTCTCGTGGTCATAGCAGAACAAAGGGTATTGGATTATTCTTTGGCGAGGTACAGCAGGTAAAGACTTTAATTGGTATCCAGTAAATAGTGGACCCTTAGTTGCATCAGTTGATGATCTAGTAATAGTAAATTTAAAGGCAAGATACTCTTGCGCTGTAGCAGGGTATGGAATACCTATCTCACTACTTGCAGTGCCTTGGGCAAAACCACCTAGGTTGTATGCAGTATCTGCTGAATCAATAGATTGAATAGTTATAGCACCATTTGTGGTATCTATTCTAGGATTAAGTAGTTTATATAATTTATTCTCTAATGTGTTATACCGTATGTAACCTGTTTGTAAGTAACCACTTGCTACCTTATCGGTGGTGGACTCAGCGTAGATAACATTGCCAGAACTAAAGGCTGCTCTATCTGTATTACCAAAGAAGGCTACCTGACTAGACTCAGCAGCGACACCACTTGCTACTAGATCATAAGCCCAAGGAAATACTAGGCTATTAGCTATCACAGTTGTAGATAGATCTACCTTTAGTAACCCTGCCTCACTATCAATAGTGGTTGCAATATAAGCAAAGCGATCTCTAAATGCTATTGAGTTACAGCCAGCTTGGTCAAATAATAAAGGACCATATTGGATGCTACCAGTGGCATCTGATATACCTACTCTAAATCCTTTACTAGTTGCAAGGACTGCATATAAGCCAAG